CCGGTCCTATTAGCGCGGGTGCTGCTATAGTCGATCCTACAATCGTTAAGGGCAGTATCGTTATTAGTCCCGACCCGATTAGCGCGGGTACTACTATAGTTGATCCTACCGCTGTACGCGGCTCTCTAACAATCGTACCCGACCCGATTAGCGCGGGTACTACTATAGTCGATCCTACTGTTATCGAAGGGGGAGACATAACTATATCCCCCACGCCTATCGCGGCTGGTACGGTTATAGTCGATCCTACTGTATTAAAAGGATCGGTAACAATTGCGCCTACTGCTATCGCGGCTGGTACGGTTATAGTCGATCCTACTGTATTATTAACTGCTGGATCGATTATAAATGTTTGGGCTAGAGTTAATGGAGTTAATGTCGCTAATTCTAATACGACACGAGTAGTTTCTGATTTAACTTCGCTGACGTTCACTCATGTAATAGAGCTACAGGTCGGTGATTATTACGAGTTGATGTTCGCTGTGAATGACTTAAGCATTATCTTAGATGCGCAAACTGCAGCAGGGGTCGCTCCCGCTACGCCATCGGTGATTATCGATGTGGAGAAAATACGATGACTGTTACGATATTAAACATAATCCCACGTAAGTTACTCGAAGCCACTAATGCGGCTCAATATACGGCAAGCGGCGGGACAAAAGTGATCATCGATGCCTTTACCATTACAAATGTTTCTTCTGGCACGGTATCGTTTAGCTGTAATCTTGTTGCTAGCGGAGATGCTGCTGATACTGATAATCGGGTTATTTCGCAACGTCAAATCGTAGCAGGAGAAACGTATCTTTGCCCTGAGATGATTAATCAAGTAATAGAGGCAAGCGGTTTCATTAGCACATATGCGAGCGTAGCAAATGCACTGGTTTGTAGCGCCAGCGGTAGGGTGATATCATGATTGAAGACCTTAGAGAAAATTTAGAAGGTCCGTTGGCCTTACCGAAAGATGCTGTAAATTGGCTTGTTACAGTATTTGAAATGGCGCAAATGCTTGATGATGCATATGATGATGGTAGTTTGGAGCCTAAAGATGTGAATAAATTAGTTTGGAATACGTTTGTGGCAATGCCAACGAATCCATTCTATATGGAGAAAGCCGCCGTGCTAACTCCTGTGTTGATAACTACAATAATGAAATGGCACGCGGCTAATGCGGTAGAGGAAAAGCAAGAACCAAGCGAATCATCATTCATTTGGCGCGCTGGATATTATGATCTGGTATTATTCGTAGTGCTGCTTTGCCACGGAGAAGAAGTTGCGAGAAATAACGCCCATTTAGTGATGAAGCTATATGGTGAAAAATACAGCGATTATATACAGGAGATAAAACATGCCTGATCCCGTAACTGGTCTTGTGGCAGGAGGCACAATTGTAACTGGCTATATGGCGAGCAAAGATGCAGCAGCAGCGTCTAGTGAAGCCGCCGGATATCAATATGCCGCGTCGATGGCTGGTATTAAAGAAACCAGGCGTCAATTTGATAAGGTTCAAGAGCTATTAAAGCCCTGGGTGACCGCTGGTGGACGAGCGACTGGTGAGCAAATGAATTTGCTTGGCTTAGAGGGTGCTGAAAATCAAGAGCTGGCCTTGGATCGCATTTTGACTTCGCCGATGTATGAAGAGCTAATGAAGCAAGGCGAAGAAGGCATCCTTGCTAATGCATCTGCTACTGGCGGCTTAAGAGGCGGTAATGTACAAGAAGCCTTAGCGCGATTTCGACCGACTTTGTTGAATAGCTTAATCGATCAGCAATATCAACGCCTTGGCGGTTTATCGAATCTGGGTCAAGCGTCAGCTGCGCAAACCGGAGCAGCGGCCACAGGCGCCGGGGTGCAAATCTCCAATCTAATAGGAGAGGCTGGCGCTGCACAAGCTGGTGGCGCTTTAGCGCGCGGTCAATATGCTGCGGATATGTGGGGTGATGTAAATGAAACAATCGGTATTATCGCTGGAGGTTTATGATGCCTGAGCCTAAAAATTATATGCTTAATGTTCCAAATCCGCGTGAAAAGATCATGGCGGGTTTAGGAACCATTCCCGCTATTCAGCAAATGAAAGCTGCGCAAGAGGCTCGTAAAAGGCAGCAAGCTGCTATGGATGCTGTATCGAATCTTTCTGCTGATTCTTCGCCTGAAGATTGGATGACTGCTGCTAATGCAATAAGTCTCGTCAACCCTGAAGTAGGGGAATCAGTACGGAAGAACTTTGCCAAACTAACTGAAGAAGAACAGAAAATATCGCTACAGCAAGCAGGGCAATCGTTAGCCGCAATTGATACCAATCCTGAACTTGCCAGAACCAGGTTCTTGGATATGGCTAAGGCAGCTGAAAATAGCGGAGATAAAATCAAAGCTAAAGCATACAGAGATGCTGCTGAACTAATCGGCATCGATCCTATAGCGGCGCGCCGTGCTATCGGTACTATGGTAGCTTTTATGCCGGGAGGCGATGAGGTGCTTGCTAATGTTAGTAAGTATGGTGAAGAGCTACGACAAGAAGATTTACACGAAGATACGCGCGATAAGATGCAGGCGGAAGCTGCTGAACTTTGGGCAAAAACCGATAAAATCCTTTCTGAGATAAAGCGCATAAAAGATTTTGGCGGCGATCCTGATAAAATCTTTGATCATGAAAAAGCTCTACGCGGCGAGTTTGAGAAAATGACCAGCCCATATCGGGAGGCATCTTCTAAATATCGCACGCTACTGCATTCTGCTAAGGATGAATCTGCTGCCGGCGATGTTGCTCTTATATTCAACTTTATGAAGGTGCTCGATCCCAATTCTGTCGTTCGGGAATCGGAGTTCGCCGTTGCGCAGAATACGGCCGCATTATACAAGCAGGTGGAGCGGCTATATAATAGATGGAGTAAAGGCGATAGGCTGTTGCCTGAACAGCGCGCCGCCTTCGTCAGGCTTGCTACGAAATATATGTCAGAATCTCAAAAGGATGTGATTCACTCCGAGCAGCGGCTTCAAAAATCCATCAAAGATTATGGCTTAGATGAAGAACGCGTGCTAGGACCCGAAAGTACCAGAAGGGTTAATCTTGATCGCCTTAATGAGAACGCGGTTGAAGGCGATATGCAGCTGATTCGTGATTTAGTAAGCGATGATGAGGAAGCGGATGAAGGATATATGGGCTATAGCGGATATAAAGGGCCAAAACAATGAATCCAGAAGAAGTCCTAAACATTTATAATGCATATAAAGATGACGTTATGACACCTCCGCATCGCGCTGGTTTCCTTGAGGCCGTGCGTAGCGGGAAACAAGAATTGCCGCCGGATTCAACGTTGCTTCCTGAAGATGCATTGCCATTGGATCCAGAGGCGCTTGTTGGCTATCGATCTGGCAATTGGACCCGCGAAGATAAGCAAGCGTTGGAGCGCCATGTTAAAATGGGCATTTGGGCCTTGCCTGAAGGAGAACAGCTAGAAGAAACGCCAGATTTGAGCGTCTTAGAAACTATACAAGAAATGTTTACGGGCGCAGATCAGATGACCGATGAAATAAATGAGATGAAAGATTGGGGTGAGATGCCGGAGCTTAATGATTTTTCATGGCCCGGTTGGAAAGCCGCAATGGGCACTATCGCTACTGCCCCTGAAGAATCTGTTAAGATATTAAAAGCCCAATTCCCTGATATGGGCATACGGCAAGATGCTAAAGGCAACTTTATTCTGAAATCAACAATCGATGATAAGGAATATGCCATCAAACCAGGGTTCCGCGCTTATGATTTAGTTAGAGCAGCAGGAGTTGCCGCTGCCTTCGCGCCCACCGGACGCTTCGCCTCCGTATTAGGGCAAGCCGCAGGAGCAGCAGGAACCCAAGCTGCCATAGAAGGGACCCAAGCCGCTACGGGCGGCGATATTGATGTTGAAGAAATCGGCATGGCGGGAGGCACGGCGGGTGCGATGACAGGAGCTGGTAAGCTCATCGGTAAAGGTTATGAGGCCTTTTTTAATAGAGCTGCTGCTGCTAAAACTGCTGATGATCTAAGCTCTTTAGTTACGACAACTAAAAGAGCATCGCGTGGCAAGGCTGGCGCAGTAGAAGAATTATCGGAAGTGGTTGCGCCCGATCCGAAAACTGTAGCCGCTGCGGAGCGTTTAGGTATTCAAGAATATCTACAAGCCGATCACGTGACCACTAATCAAAAGTTTCGAGAGTTATCGCAAGCAATCAAAACTTCGCCTGGTTCTGAAGCTCGCCGTGAAGCGTTACGCGGTTATGAGCAGATTGCGAGACGCGCAGATGATATTATTACAGAAATCGGCGGCGCAGATGATCTAAGCCTCATCGATGTGTCTGTTAAAACCGAGCTGCGCAATATACAAGGCTCTCTATTAGAGAAGTCGGATGCGCTATATGCTGAAATTGCTAAGGCTGTCGATCCTAAGATGCCTGTGACCGCTAGCACTACTGTAAATTGGCTGAAGGCTAAGGCTAAAGATTTAGGCGGGGAGCAATATCTGAGTACGGCTGAGAAGCAATTATTGAAGGCTTTAACGCCAGAGAAAGGGCCACGTGGCCAATTCGGAAAAGGGCCAACTTACGCGCGCATCGATAACATCAGACGTCAATTGACAGCAGCAAGGGTACGGAAGCAAGGCGAATTCAAAGATGCTGATAGCGGCTTAATTAAGAAACTTGAAAAACTTTTGATGGAAGATCAGCGTAAGTCGCTTGTTAAAGTATCGCCAGAAATCCTTAACAAATTCGACGATGCCCGCTCACTCGTGGCTACTCGTAAGGCGATAGAAGATGATCTAACTGCGATCTTTGGACGACATTTGGATAAAACTATTGTCGGTAAATTAGGCAAGGGTATCAAAGACCTGCCTAAAGGGGATGCGGTGCAATTTAACGAGTTTATCAATCGCATCCCCAAAGATATGCGCAAAGAAGTGGTTGCTACCGGATTGAATACCGCTTTTGGTAAAACCGCACGACAAGGCGATCTAAATTTCAATTTCTACGCAGATTGGTACGAAGGGCTGCTAAGGAATAAGGGAGCTTATAGAGCGTTGATGAATAATCTTCCTCAGCACTCTCGTAAACGCCTTTCAGACCTATACCGAGTTGCTAAAGGCATCAGGCTTTCGGATAAGAGCAAAGACATTCAAGCTGCGACCAGCAGGATGTTAGCGGCAGATGGCTTTATGGATCATCTATACGATCTTGTGCGCAGAGGCTCATATATCCTTCAAGGTCGGCGCGGCGCAGGTGTTGCTGCGACTATCGGCAATCTCCTTACGCCCAGCGGCAATAAGATGATGGCGGCTGCTGATAATCTTATTATGTCGCCTCAATTTATCAATTTGGTGAATAAGCAAACTAAGGAAGCAGCTAGTCAATTTACTAGAACCCCAGCTTGGAAACGGTTTATCAAATTGTTGCCAAGAGATCGAGTGCCAACCGATCCTGAGAAATGGCTGCTCGCTTCGATGCAAACATATCGCAACTTATATGGCGAAGAAGATAAAGGAGAGCAATAATGTCAGTTAATGAAGTAGTTGTTCCGTATCCACTTATAGTCGATACGGATGGCACGCCATTAGACAATGGATATATATACATTGGCACCGCTGGTTCGGATGCTGAAACTAATCCCATAACGGTATATTGGGATTCAGGGAAAGCCGTAACAGCATCGGTTCCGATCCGCACCTCAGCTGGGTATATCGCCAACAACGGTACGCCAGCAAAGATATTCGCTGATGCTGATGACTATTCGATAACGATTAAGGATTCAGCTGGTGCTGTCGTATATACCGCGCTCAATACGGATAATGCGATTCCAATTAGCGATGTAACAGGCACCCTAGCCTCTAGCGCCATCTCCTTTATCCGGTCTGAAACAGGCGCGGTATCCCGTACCTTGCAAGCGAAAGGCCGCGATATCATCAGCGTTAAGGATTTCGGCGCTGTAGGAGACGGCGTAACAGACGATACAACTGCGATTCAAGCCGCTATCGACGCTATAGATACGGCGCATCTCACAAAAACGGGCGGCGTGCTATACTTCCCGATGGGTACGTATGTAATCAGCGCCACGCTTAATATGCGCAATACGGAAGCCACTGAGCATCTAGCCTCTATCACTTTACGCGGTGATGGGATGCAAAATACCACGCTGGATTGTGCATCAGGTTTTACCGGAACAGATGCTTTATATATGCAGCACTCTACGTATTGCGTGATTGAAGATATGGGTATCGATGGCAATGATCAGGTCACCAATTGCCTCCACATCGAGAACGGTTCAGAGATCAGGCTTCAGCGAGTATTTTGCCAATATGCGACAACGGCTTGCTTTTTAGTCGATCAATCATTTTTAATCACTATGGATCAATGTAGGGCTAAAACTCCTAATGGAGCTAGAGGCTTTGATTTCAGCGGCGGCTATAATACATCGTTGGTGATCAGTAACTGCTATTGCGCTTCAACAGCTGCCACCGGAACCGGATTCAGAATTGATGATGTCGCTTATTCGTCCTTTATAGGCTGCGCTTGCGATAGCGCTGGTTATTACGCTTATGAGATCAATAATACTTCTGGCGTGGCGCTTATCGGTTGTGGCGCGGAGGATGCTGGTCGCGCATCTTTCTACGTTAAATCATCTGCTGCGCTCGATGCTGCTAGTACGATAAAGGGCACGCAATGCTCGCTGATCGATTGCTTCTCTCACGGTGCGGATGATGATGGCGGCTCTTATGGATCGATATACAGTAATCAAGTTGATACGGGAAATATTGATGTCATCGTTGAGCGCTTTCAGGAATTCAGCAACGATGGATCGTTTAGCGTAGTTGGAACAGGCGTGGAGCTGGATCACAAATTGACGCTACGTGACTGCATTTTGCTTGATACTATATCCGGTGTTGGCATTGTGGGGAATGAAACCAACATCTTGCGATTCAGCAAGTCGGTAACGGCTGCCACGGCAATATGTACATTATCGTCGCTGGCAGGTCACACCAATATGTATTCAGGATTGATCCATATCATCGCAACGCTTGACTCTTACCACTCGTCATCGGGATCGAATCTTGCATCATATGTTTACCTGATTACTAAAACGACAGTATATAATCAAGTGCTGATCGCATCTGAGGGATTAAAAACGGGCGCGGCTGCATCATGGCCGTCATTCACCTTTACTGTAAATGCTAGCAATCAGTTGATTGCTACGCCTGTTGGTTCTACGTCAGGGACTTTTCATTTTTATATTACTCAAATCGGCGGCATGAAGATTTCAACCGTGTAAGGAGGGGTTGATGGATTGGCAATGGATAGCGAACATCGGTGGTGGCTTATCAATAATGTTCTTAGGAGCGTTGTCGAAAATTATGTGGAAGATTATCACAGATCTACAAAAAGCGACCAAGCAGTTGCTAGATGAGTTAAACACAACTAAGCTATATGCAGCCAACAACTATGTGAAAAGGACAGATTGTAGCGCGGCTCATAACCGTGTACACGAATCCTTAGATCGCATTGAACTTAAACTTGATTCAAAGGCGGACAAAAACAATGGCTAAAGAGCATAAGTGGGGTCGGCGATCTAAAAAGAATCAAGAAGGGGTTCACCCTGATCTAATCAAAGTGTTAGATCGTACATTAGAGCTGTGCCCTTTTGACTTGACTACGCTTGAAGGACGCCGAACTGTAATGCGTCAACGAGAACTCGTAGATGCCGGCGCCAGCTGGACGATGGATAGTCGCCATCTTACTGGTCACGCAGCAGATTTAGGCGTACTGGTAAACGGAGAGCTAAGATGGGACTGGTCGCTTTATTACATACTAGGCGCGTGCGCCAAACGAGCAGGTGAGGAATTGGGCATCGCCATTGAGTGGGGCGGCGATTGGAATCATCCTAAGAAGGATGGCCCGCATATTCAGCTTTCAAGAAAGGAATACCCAGCATGAGTATTTTTGGAGACATAGCAAGTTTTCTCGGCAAAAATGGTGGGAAGATACTAGGCATGGCAGGGTCCGTGCTCACAGGCGGGGTTCCGGCAGGAGTTGCCGCTGTAACAACGATGATCGCAGAAGCCACTGGATCGAGCGATATGAATAAGGCTTTTGTAGCCTTACAAAACGATCCTAAAACATTGGAGCGCCTAAAGGCGCTGGCACACGCTGATGTTGTCAATCTAAGGGCGCATCACCAAGAGATGGAGCGACTACGTTTAGAAGATCAGCAAAAGGCGCACGCTGAGCAACAAGCGACGATCAGGGCAGGAGATACAGCGAGCGACGAATATGTGCGCAAGACACGGCCAATGATCGCTCGTCAATCGTGGTGGGCCACAATCATATATATCATCGGCTTCGAGCTGGGGAAGGCATTTGGCTATGGTGATGGCGCAGTGATGGAGCTGGCCTTGACGCTTATAGCTCCTGCTGGCGCCTATCTCGGTTTCAGGACTGCCGATAAGATATTCAAATTCACTAAGAAGGGAGAAGGATGATGAAAGTGTTTCTAATCACGCTCATAGTATGCCTACTGTGCGCATTTAGCCTTAAGGCCGCCGATGCTACTGTGCATTGGACGCTCGTGCCGGATGATACAGGGCTGTCTAGCCAACCAGCAAATGGCTATACTCTGTATTATGGGATCGATAGCGCTGCTGTCATGGATCTGGCATCCGCTACTGGATATATCGATTATAGTGATTATGACGATAGCTTGATAACAGTTGTCGATCATTTGATCGTGCCGGGATCGGTAGGCGATACCGCTACTTATGTTATAACGGGTCTACCTACTGAGACTGATTATTGGTTTACTATGATCGCTTATGACCAGGTCGGCAATCGATCCGCACCGGGGAATATACCGAAGTGGCGAGCAGTTGATGGCGTCCCGCCGTCTCCAGTATATATCATCCAGCTCGAATGAGGGGGCATCCTTACCTATCGTCCAACGCCGACTTCCTTAATGGGGGTCGGCGTTTCTCATTGAAACAACTCCAATCCTTTATCGACGATTATTTCTGCTACATCCTTTTTATGCGCTAAGGCGAATATGACTTGCTCATCGACGGTATCTTGCGCAGCAAAATTAAGATATGTTACATTACGGCGTTGCCCAATACGGTGCGTGCGATCTTCAGATTGGGCCCTGTCCCGGTAGGAATAGGAATTGCTGTAATAGATAACGTAACTGGCGCCGATGAGCGTCAAGCCACGACCGCCAGCTTGCTGTTGGCCAATAAATACGCTTACAGGACTATCTTTGTCGTTAATGCTATCAATCGCCTCTATACGTTTCTTCTTAGTCGTACCACCGTGATATTCGACAAAGTTGATGCCCGCCTCTTTAAAGGCGCTGGCAATATCTTCTATCTCTATCCGGTAACGCGCCCACACGATAATCTTATTTCCAGCCCTAATTATCGACTGTACGCGCTCGATTAACAGCTTTAATTTCGGGTTTTCTCCGTCTATTCTAACGGGTTTATCTGCTGCCGGATGGACGAAATAGCCTGATGTAATCTGGGAAAGTTTTACCATTGCCACCAATCTATCAAATGGCATTTCCGTTTCCTCAAATACCAAGCGGCACTCCTTTTCCGCTTTCGTATATACAGCGCGTTGTTTCGGAGTAAGTGTGAATAGAACCGTTTTGTATATCTTATCCGGTAGATCAAGACACTCATCCTTAAGAATGCGGAAAGAATACGGCGCGATGCGGCGCGATAAATCATTCAGATTACAATATTGCGGCAATCCACGAGAATCTTTCGCTATAACTTGAATATTGCCACCGCGCTTTGACCGCGCTTTGATGTAATCGTATAATGGCCCTTTGTGGATCATCTTTGCGTACCGCGCCTTAAAGGTACAAAATGACGTCGTACCGATGATCTTGGAATGGAGAAATCGGAATTGGCTAAATAGGTCGAAGGGTGCGTTGTTGATAGGCGTCCCGCACATAATCCTACGATAAGTGCTAAATGATCTAAGATACATTAGATTGCGGGTACGCTTGGCGCTAGGATTTTTGATCGCATCGCTCTCATCGCAAACAATCATCAAATTCTCCGCGCTCTCGGCAAAGCGCAAAGCCGCCTCCATACCGCGCTTATTTTGCAGCGCCTCCCAATTCATCGAGAAAATACGTAACATCTCAGAGCTAACTGTATATAATCTCTCAATATCAGCCAACTCTTTCTTATTGGCCCCGGCGATCCATGCAGCTGAATGGTACTTAACGGATTCAGGCATATGCGCGGGGATTTCGAGCCGCGTCCAGTTTGTCTGCACGCCATTGGGTGCGAATACGAGCATAGCGTCACATATATCTTCTTCCCATAACCGTGCTGCGTTGTTGATCATTATCCAGGTTTTGCCCGTGCCCATTTCCGCCAACAAAGCATATGCTTCATATTTCCAGAATTTCTTAAGGCAATCTAGTTGATGGGCATATGGTTTAGTTTTGAATTTCATTTCTTTCCTTCCCTCAGCGCGGCTTGGGCGCGTCTACCCCCATCCTCTAAGATTTCAGGTTCATCAGCCTCAATGCTTCCTATAGGTATGTCGTTCACGGGTAGCGAAGGGGTTTCATCTTCTACGTATATATCAGGGTTGGCGTAAAACTCCAATGCCAATCTGTACTCCTTGATCTCGGCGTTCTTGTTCTGCGAATTCAGACGGGCAGCCACTTCTTCTAACTCCTCAATAGTCCAATTGCAGCTACCATCATACGGCACCCAAATAATATCTGCGCCATGCGCATCTCGAACGCGCATCCCGGTTAGCGTTTTTTCTACGCTGAATGGCGCTATGTATCGCCCAATATTAGTCATTTTTGTAATCCTCCAATCTTAGTTTAGCGCCTTGTTTTTGGCCGATGGGGATTGCCCCTAGTCGAATTGCGAGCTTGCGTTTAGATTGAGACACATCGTAGTGCTGATTGTGCTTATCTAATAGGCTTAAGCCCAGCCGCGTAGCAAAGCGATCCAGCGCGCTCTTACAATGATGCGGAATAACGAATAGATGGCTCATCACCATATTGTGAAATCTATTCTTCGCATCATCAACGTATATCACAGGAGCCTTAGCCATCACGCGGCTCCTTGCAGCACGGCTCTAAGCGCAAGCCAATGTTCTTTATAGACAGGTTTTTCTCGGTACCACGCCGATAGCTCAATAAGTCGGTTTATAGTCGCTGTGTTAATTTCATCAGCATACAAACCGTCTATCAGCAACCACCGCTTATCGGTTTCGATGAGAATGTAACAATTGCCCTTCGCATTCTTTTGCGACAGCATCCAATTGCGCTGCGCTAGAGTAAGATTATGACTATGCCCGGTGAAGGCCCTGGTCGTTTCTCGAACTGGTTCAATGATAGCCTTCATCTCGATCCAGCATTCAACCCCTTCGCTACAAAAGTTGATATCGGGCATCCCTTTGATAACAATATTCTCTACTCGATTCATCCTATCGTAAGGCATCGGCATGTTCTTTCGCAAAGTCTGGTAGGCTCTCTTTTCTCGTTGTACTTTAATCATTAGGCGTTATCTCCTTCCACTTACTTATAAAGGCCCATGGGATCCCATTGAAAAACTTTGCGCGGATTAACAGATGAGCTCCAATGTCCACTTCCTCTAATAGCTTTCTGCCCAACTTCTCAAAACGATACCTGTCAACACGACCGCCGATCACCGCGTGATCGTCTCGCAATCGTACATCGACGTACTCTAAAGGGCCTGTGGCCACTACGCCGTTGCGTTTCTTGATATTCACATCTTCGTTAGCATTTCTAGCGTTCTTGTGTATTAGTTCTGCTAAGAAGACACGGGTATGGCCGTGCGGCACCCCGTTTTCCATATTGATATCGGCCACTTCCCAAACCTTGCCCGAAGATATGCCGTGCGCCTCTGGATTGTCGTAGTAGTCTTGATAGTAGGTATGGAACGGGAAGATGTTATCAAAGGGATTCTGGGCCTTAGCTAGTTGTTCTAGTTGCTTCTTAGTCAGGGCACCCTTATCCCGCGCATCAATCAACTTCGCGCCTTTACTCTCTCCAATTCCTCTAAGCGCCAAGAACCCGCCATACAATTTACCATCGATGACTGACCAATCGAGTTTGCTGCATTCTAAATCAAAGGGGACATAATCGATGCCCTCCCGCTTAAGCTCTCGTAGCAATAAGATAGCGTGATCATTATCCTTCGCATTGCGAAGATTAGCCGCAGCAAATTCAAGCGGATAATGCGCCTTAAGATACGCAGTCCAGTAGCTGATAACGGCGTAACTATAGGTATGCGCCTTATTCATCTGCCATGCGCCCATATGGTTGATAAGCTCCCAGGTTGTACGCGCGCCTTCTTCATCAACCCCTTGCGATAAGGCTCCTTTGATAAAGCGATTGGTGTATTTATCAAAGAACTCTTCACCCAGGCTCTTAGACATAGCGGTACGAATATCGGCTGTTTCGGTCCAGTTGAATTTTCCGATATTGTGTACAATAGCCAGCGTCTGCTCCTGATAAATAGGTAGCCCAAATGTCTCCTTCATCTGAGCCTCCACCTTCGGGTGGATCGGCTTATATGGGGTGCCATTCTTGCGCTCAATATACTGCTTAGTCACCCCGCCTCTAAATGGGCCCGGTCTAGCAAGAGCTGTAATAGCATCGACTTCCGTTAAGGTGCGAACGTCGATCAACGATGCTATTGACCGCATCGCCTGACCGTCGAACTGGAAGATGCCGCAAAGATTGCCAGAATTGAAAACATTAAATGTCTTTTTATCATTGAACTTCAATCCATACCAATCAACCTTAACTCCGCTATCTTCCAATATCCCCAATGTGCGCAATCCCAGCACGTCGATCTTCAATAAGCCTAATTCAGCAGCGGCTTTCTTCTCGACATGCGCAACGCCTTTATCGTCTACCACGCAATAATCATTAATGGCGTTATCGCAAACGAGTAACCCCGCTGCGTGTACGCCTGTGTGAGAGGCGTGCCCTTCTAATAAGGTAGCGGTGACGGCTTGGGGATACTGCTTGAGAAATTGCTTACCGACCGATGTTTCATTCAGCGTATCTTCCAAACAATTACTAGCGCGCGCATCAGCCGATGATCGTTCAATCATGGCAACCTTAACGGGTGCGGTGGCCTGTGGCGGGATATTAAGAGCCTTACAAACTTGGATGAGCGCTGAGCGTGGCTTAAAGCGGCTAATGGTGCCGATGTGCGCAACATTATCTTCGCCGTACTTCTTAGCCATATACTCGAACACCATATGGCGCTTGTTGTCAGGAAAATCTAAATCAATATCCGGTAAATCGACTCGGGTGGGATCAATAAACCGCTCGAAATACAGCCCTGGCGGTATGGGATCGATTTCGGTGATACGAGTAGTGTAGCAAACTAGAGAGCCAGCCGCCGATCCACGACTAGGCCCAACCAGCATGTGTTTCTTAGCATAATGAACCATATCCGCTACAATAATGAAATAGCTCTCATACTTCTTTGCGCGGATTAGTTCTAGCTCATACTGTAGCCGCTCCTCATACTTCTTCGTCCACTTCATCTTACGATACTTGATGCCCTTCCGACATAACTTTTCTAAATCGCCTTCAGCGTGAAGATTAGGAGCCTTCGGCAGCTCCAGTTCTTCGCACGCCTTAGCGATAGCACGCGCCGTGCCCTGACATTCAAGCGTCTCTAAGATATATTGAGGCGTTACCTTCAGCCCCGCCTTAGACATCATCTCATATACATCAACATCGGTTTTATGAACAAAGGCGTTGTCGGAAGTATCGACCATCTTAAGATGGTGCTTACGAGCCAGCTGCCTCTTAAGGACATTCAAAATGCGACTAGATGGGTTGAGATCGAGAACCGCTTCAATGTCCTTAAGGAATGGGCCATCAGTGATATCGCCAGCGAACTTAAAAATGTTATCGCTCATGTTGCGCACATCGAGACGGTGCAACCGGGGTAAGGCGCCACGGGAGAGCTTAATTTTCTGATGGTAACTTTTACTGATGGCCCGGTATAATTCGACTAATCCGGCCTTATTCTTAGCGAGAAACCACATAGACGATGCTGTATCATCGTCGCTAACAATCGATTCAATCCCTAAAAGCGGTCGTATTCCGGCCTTTCGGCACGCGTTATACCACGCTACGTGGCCCCAACTAGAACCATCGACGATGCCAGCGGCTGTACAATTAAGTCCTTTGAGCCTATCGATCATACGACCGATAGGCGCAAAGGTACGACCGAAACTGTACTCAGTTTTTAGTCGAAGTTGGATCATACTGTCTCGATCTTGCCCTTAATGGACAGCATATCTTCGGAACAATCGAACGGGGTCATCGAGCCGCGAATGTTGATTACATGATCCCACCAGCCGCGAATGTGACTGATATTCACGTATTTCGGATGGGTTGTAGTCGGATCGTAAACTTCAATGAAGCCCAGATTGATCAGCTGCAGGGCCAGGTCGGCTGCCTTTTCTCTGATCGGCACAGGCGTCTCGACATTAGCGAGTTTGATAGAGCCGTCGATAATATACTGGACATCGTCCAGATTCCAGCTCATATCCATATCGACTGTCGGATGGGTGACTACGAGCGTTTTCATTTCAAAGCCTTTCTCATTTTAGCGTAAAACTTGTCCTTCTTCAATATATCGTGCAAGGCGCGGCAATCGTCTAAAGCTCGATGGGTCTGTTGCAACTCCTTTCCTATGACCTTTTTGTAAAGCTCCGTGAGCTTAGGCCATTTACCCATTTTAGCTTTATATTCTTGAACCGTGCATACTACATGTTCGGGATAATCCAACTTTTCAATTTTACAAAGCCGTTTGTATTCGACATCGATCATCCCTTTATCGAACGGCGCGTTGTGAGCGACTAATACATGAGCATCTTCAAACATGCAATCGATGATGTCAAAGTATTCCTCAAATGTCGGCATCCCTTTCACCAGATCATCCGTGACCCCGTTGATCTTGATCGTTTCTTCCGGTATCGGGATGGGCGGTTGAATAAGCTGATCAGCGGCATAGATGATATCGCCTTTATCGGTCGCCAATATTGCACCGAACTCGGTGATATGAGGTTGATCATCTAGCTCACTCTTTTTCGCCTTCAGCAACCCGGTTGTTTCTACATCGATCAAAAGAAAGTTCATGTCACGCTCCGTAAGGTATAATACAGCCACTAAGAAAACGATGGTTGTCTTTTGTGGCCAGTAAATATGATATAAACTCGGCCAAGATTTCACACGGGATTTCTTCGCCAGTAAGGAGAGCTTGCTGCTGATACCGAAAAGCGTGCTCAGGCGTCCAATCACGAACTTTACACACCATTCGATCAACATTGTTAGACATCGGCGTGCCCTTCAACTTATTAGGAGCGATCCCGAATACATCGATGCCCCATTGCCGCTTAAGCTCACGCGCCATTTGTTCGGTCATAATAGCGAGTGCGCCCTTAGAAGCGTTATAGGCCAGTGAGCAAGTCATGGGATCCCATGCCGCATTGCTAATGATGTTGAGGATCGTGCCTTTGCTTTCTTTCAGCATCGGTAAGCACGCCTTCGTCATCATGAACGCGCCTTTAGCATTAGTGTCCATGACCCAATCCCATTTCGCTTCGCTGATGCGACCGATCCAATTCAGATAGTTGACCCCGGCATTGTTGATGAGTACATCCAGTTCGCTGATGCCGGTAAGGTCAGGTTCAAGCACATTACGGCCGTGTTCGATATCATAATGATAAACATCGTGACCAGCTTTATAAAGTGCAGCTAACACCACCCTGCCTAAGCCGTTAGCCGATCCTGTCACTAGTATTTTCGACATCACCGATCCTTTCTCCATCGAGTTCACTTTCCACCATCGTCGCATATACGGCCAAATCCCTGATACTATCGTGATGGGATAGGCCGCTATGTACGAAGCGAGTCAGCTTAACGATCATCAGCTCGAATAGGTGCCACACTAAGAAATCGTGATCACTCCTTAGCCTAACTCCATTGGGGAAGAAAGCCTTTAACACATTCCCCACCATCTGGTAATTGGCGCCGTATATTTTAGACCGCTCCAAAAACAACGCCTTCATTTCCTCCATTATTTCAGGCGGGGTTAGTTTTTGAGCCATTGCTGTCTTCCTCCAGTTTATACGGAACATCGTGGATCTTCATATGCACCGCGTTGAGTCCCAGGTCGTGGTATAGTCGAACCACTTTAGGATCATCATCGTGAGCCGCTTCGATTTCACGAATGGGCACGTTAGCCATATTGAACAAAACGTTTAGCAGTTCCTTTTTCACCACTACGCTGGATCGGTGATCGTGAACGCTACGCATCAGCAAGTGGGTGATCGTTATATTGTGCAGCTCCAGCCAATGCATAGTTATCGCGTGATATATCACAGGCCTTGCGGTCAATATAATGATGTCGCTCTTGGTGCGAACGGCTTCCTCATTTTTGAGAACGTCGAACGCCGACAGCGAATGATAATCGTGGAATTTGATAAAATCGTTGTCAGCTTCGTGCTGGATGTGCGGAATGCGCCAGCTATCATCCGAAATGCAGTTGTCGAGATCAAAGATTTGGTAACTCATAAAGTCCGTTCCTTCAATATTTATTAGCGAATGTTAATGTACAACGATTTTTGACATCGACGGTATCACCAATCATTATAGCATCATAAAATTGATAAGGCACATTTTCGGTCCACGTTTGCGTAAAGCCCCATGCTGTGCCTTTCGCCTGCAAAGTGATATAAAATACTCTGCTTTTAACAGATTCTTTATTTATCACTTCAGCATAACGTATCGTTGCGTGATCTTGTCCCCCTATCCACAATCCGATAGGATATACAACGGCAACGATAAAGAACATAAAATAGCCTAACAAATTGACTATTAAATCACGCTTATTCATGACCCAGCTCCCCTCATGTGGTGGATGATTTTGAGAAGCTGATCTTTGTCTTTCGGCGAAAGCGTAGCCGCGAACTTTTCAGCTTCATCGTAGTAATCACGATCCTTCTTGAAGATGAACATTTCGGCCCACGGATGAACTTCGAGCACGGCATCCGCCATCGCCATGGCAACGCTTCGATATTCACCTTGGGTGCGACCGCCGATGCGACTAGCGATCAATTGAGCGAAGGCCCGCAGGTTGAACTTCGCTATGATGTTAGTCGCTATGTTAGTCGGGAGGATGCCCCGTGCATCTTCGATGGGAACGTCATTTTGAAGTAAGCCATGATAGACTTCGTGTATACGCCCAAGTAAAACATCAATCACGGTTCGCTCAAAATCGTTTTCAAGATTATGCTGCGTATAAACATAATCAAAGTCGCTCATATCTACGACCCGCATGGCTTGCTGGGCATAAGACCCCGTGCGGGTCCGCACTAGCTGATGGGTAAAGGCGCGGCTAACCCCTTCGATCAAGAAGGTGTAATCGACAAACTCCCAGCTACTGGGGACCGTATTGGCCATATACACTAGCTGTTTCATCTTGTCTTCTTCGTCCATCGCCTTAATTTTATCCATCAGCCCCGGAGTGAGGCCAAGCCGCGTGCTTTTGGTGAACAGCAATAGGTCGATGGCGTCTTGCGTATAGTTAAGTAGTGTTACTTTCATTACAGGTCCCTTTCATTGTAACGGAGACGCCACTCGATGGCAGCACGCGTCTTTTCCGTAAGTATCATAATGCGTTTACGATTGTGATAATACATTTTAGAATCATCATAACCTTGCATCGCGCGACCAGCTCCACGCCAGTCAGCTATCATATGGAGGATGACATTCTTCGGTATGTCAACCGGGATGGACTCTCCGCTGTCCCTACGCAGAACCCAATGTTGCCAATGGTGGTTGTTCCTTCGCTGGTGCTTAAGCCACGCCTTGTTAAATCGTTTTTGGATATAAGGACTAACATCATCCAGCCAATCGCCATAAAAAAACTCAGCATAAGCAAACCATTCATCAGGCAACAATTGCGATAAGTCGTGGAATACGCCGTGGAAGGGTATTCCTAACTTGCAACATTCGATAAAGACATACCATTTATGCCTTGCCAAATACTTCAAATATCGCCAGTGTTTTCGCATACATCTATCTCCTATAACATTTTAATGCTGCATCATCGCAGGGAACGCAGAACCTAATGTGTTGTTCCATTTGAACCTTATCCCCTGTGCGAGCTATCTCATCGATGGTGGCAGCATCAAAATGGCAATATATTGCCCAGTCGTGCGTTCCTTGGCCACGCATAGCGACCCAACGCAATTCTTTCCCCGTATTGGCCATAAATAGACCTTCGCTACAGTCTGTTGCTACGCCAGTCGCAAATCTGGTTCCCGGCGGCATAGCTTGTAACATTTGTACATCAAGTGGCATTAGAATGGCTCCTTTAGTAATTCAGTTTGCGGATCATATCCATTTGGCAGCCCCGATTTCGCATACACCGTAACCTTTTTGCCTCCTATCTTCCATCGACCGTCCTTGTGGTTGCTACGAAGCATCGTGTAACCCAACCGTCCCATCGTAGGCCCCAGTTTGCGTCGTATGTTTGCTTCCTTCTCTCCACCTTCGGTTGCTCTCGTTATAAGCCAGTCAGAGCGTATAGCAATAGGCTCTCCCAGTTCATCGATAATATCATCCAGCCATTGATCCCCGCCCATACCGCCTGCAACAATCGTCTTATGCGCATCAGTTTTACGCTGACCATTGCTGGCCGAAAATTTTCTGATATCCCGTTCTTGAAGGTAAGCAGCTACATGAGCCATGCCTCCTTTAAGAAACCATTGCCACAGGTCGCTGAAATAATCTCTCCGCTTTTTATCATCCCCCAGCCCCATTTCTTTCAGCGTAGCGCATTGTATAACATCGTATCTCCTATCATCCGGCGGGATATATATGCCTTCCGCTAAGTGATTAGTGGTGATGACCACGCCACAATGCATTCTGACTGAGAACTTTTGACCATATTTAGGGTTTACTTGACAGATGTCCGGTGAGCCAGCGATAAGAACTTTGGTGTGCTCATTAAAAGCCCACTTTGTCATCTCAGCTAAGTTAGCCGCCTCATTTATTCTTATAAGGGTGGCTGTAACATACTCGTTAAAGCTGGACTCAAGCGCATTAGGATCGATATTGGCAAAATTCCAAACGCCGATAGCAGGAGCGCAAAATTCAACAGCAGTATCCTTCCCCACGCCTTGGCCTCCCGATATAAGGAGCGCAAAACGTGGCTTCTCCCATGGCTTCTGTACTCGATGCGCCATATAATCGAGAAATTGTTTCGCATCTCCCGGTTTATCGAACATCAAATGGCAATGCTCGATAAAAGGCTTGGCCAACTTCGCATCTCCCGGTTCAATCGTGGGTCGCCGATAGGAATTGAACAAAGCGGCACCGGGGTTCTCGATAATCTCCCCTTCCCTACAATCGTGCCCCTTCAAATAATCCTCATCAATAGCGGGATCGCAGGTCATCGATGTACATAATTGGTTTATCTTTAGCCAATCGCTTGCCTTCACTATCTTACCGTTCATATTAACGGGAGATACAGCAGCATCGACCGCCGACCCCACCCAATGATTAATGGTAGGCCGATATATAAAACTGTTCCCAGGACCGAAATACACAAAATTTTCAATAGGCACTTCGCCTTTCTTCGGAGCCCAACCGTTATCGAGCGCGGCCTTAACGATGGTGCCGAATGATAATTGGCTGGATGATTCCTCTTGTGATATTTCGTAGAAGGCCTGATGCATGATTTCGTCGTGCCCCCTGCCTTTCTTCCCGGTATAAGTGTCGGCCCACTCTGTGTATAGCTCCCAAGCCTCATCGATACGATTGAACTCACGTCCTAGAATGATACCGACCGCACGCCACAGGTCCCTATCGTCGGAAGGAATACACTCTAACATCGAAGCGATTTGTTCAATGGTGTACTTCCCGCGATATGGATCATCTTTACGCGGTCTGCCTCTGGTCTCTTTGCGCTGCGATAAGTGCGCTGGAAGCACGGCTAAATCGGTTCCCCAGTTAAGCCACTTGTACTTCCCACCAGACCAATGGTGCGATGGAGCTGCGACAATATAGCCCCCATCATTTCGGCAATCGATCCCTTTGCCCAAGATATTAGACGCAGTTTTTAATGCCGAATTATACTGGAAGATCACGTGTAAGCCGCCAGACCCCGTTTGAGCCATAAGGGTTTCAGGTTCCCCGTGCTCCTTTATTAGCTCTGCCCATGATTCCTTACCAAATTTGCCTTCGCCAATATCAATATCGATAACGGTAATGCCTGAGCGCTCACCCGTAACGATACCGATGTTGGATTTAGCTCGACCTTTCTTGAACCACTTATCGACCTGCGCCAAATCTCTTGTAGCATCCTTGTGGCCTTGCCTTGTGCGGGGATGTTTGCCGGCATCGGTACAACCAACTTTGCCACAAGTACATTGTAAGTCCTTTTTAACGGAGTGTAAAGGGAAAACGAGCCACCCCTTTTTAACATATTCAATTGCTGCTTTATGCATCGTATCCATGTATGCAACCTTTGTAAGTAAAAGTGGACGGGGTATAATCCCCGCCCACCGTTAGACGACAATTAAAAATCGTCATCGTCTCCGTTAGACGTTTCCGGCACGGGGTCCGACACTTTAACTTCCCCGGCCAAAACCTGCTCGTTGAACGCGCGGCCTTTGGCGTACAGCGAAGCATCTTCCACAGGACCGACAAGCTCCATTTCGATACCAAACCACTTACCCTTTTCGTTTTCTTCCTTAACGGTCGAAAATTCATAGATGTGGCTGAAGGACGGCGGGGTGAAGCTCTGTTTCCCCTTTTTGAGCTCCAAACCGTTAATCATGCTCATAAACCGTTTGGACTTTTTCACCTGGGTGCTGGACATCGAGATGACCGCAGGGGTCCATGTGTCCAGTTTCTCCGAATACACGAGACAATAATGGCTCCGCGTATCTCGCAAATCATCGCCATCGATACTCAAAAAGCCATTTTCATCGCGCTCCACTCCATCGATCTTGCCGCTTTCGATGTCGGATGGATGGAAGATACCTTTGAAGCCGCCACCCTGGTCACGTGGGGCCCAACGCAAGAAACGCCGTTGGAAGGCGCACGGGATGACCCGGACGGTCTTGAAAAGCTCCATGGTAATACTGTTGAAGAACATCCCCGCTTTGGCGCCATCGATGGTGTCCATTTGCGGCGATAAGGGTTGTAGAACATTGACGAAAGGCAGCGCGAAAGTATCGGCATCACTTCCTTCCATCCCTTTTCCCGCATCAGCGGAAAAATCAAGCGGCTTCCCAACTTCAGTTGAACCGCGTTTTGCGACCGCCTTTGTGGGCGGTTTCTTTTTCGTAACTGGCTTTTTCTTAGGCATGGTCTCTCCTATTTAATAACAGTTGTCAAAACAGGACGTGCGCCGAACAAATTCAGCGGCACTTTCTTTCCTGCGGCTAATTGTTCCCGTAAAAACGCCTTTAAGGTACTAGCGTGAACTGATTCCTTAAAAGCGACATTCAGCCCCTTTTTCTCCAGTTGTTCCCAGAGTTTGATCGCCTTTTTGATATCTCCTTTCCCGTATTTAGCGGTAACATCTACTTTGATCAGATCCCCGTGGTCGTGTTCCTCTAGCCAGCGGTGCGCTGCCTCCTTATTATCGGCTGGGATAGAGGCGTAAACTTCCTGTTTCACCGTTACTACGCGCCCAGAACGATGATCTAGGCGGGTTATTCCCAACTCTTCCATCATCCCCGGTATAGTCTCTTCACGTAACGTCTGGGCCTTTTTCTTCGCTTCCGTCAGCGCCTTCTCAGCCTTAGCCACCTTTTCATCGGCTTTAATAAGGTCTGTAACGCAGCTCATCAACCTTTTCGATAGGTCTTTAGACACCTTTCGCTCCTTTCGTTGTACTGCGGTCTATAAATGCGAACACGGGGATAGTGTAAACTATCCCCGCGCTCTGGGTGCTCCTATGTAGCGGGAGCCTACTTCGCCACTAAGGAGAACTTATAGCCGCCTTCAAACTCGGCTTTCTTCGACTCAGCCAGCCCCTTACGGAACTTCACGAGCTTACCTATCGGCAAGCCTAACTCGGTGAATGCCTTCTGGACTGATCTGAATTCCCAGGTCTTTTTCCCTTTCGCCACCTTACAGGCGTGGCGCGGACGCGGACCCGTGGCCCCACGACCCGGCGATGTCTTCCGCTTGGCCGGGGTCTTTTTGTCGGCTGCCGGTTTCACCTTGTTCTTGGCCAAAACCCGCGCGGCCTTCACTTTGCGTTGAGCCTCTTTCATGTCTTTGAAGCTCTTCACCTTCTTGCCGGTCAGCTTGTTATACTCAGCGACCAGCCCCTTCATCGTTTCTTTCTTCTTAGCCATTTCAGGCCTCCTTATTAAAAGGGTTTATTACATTAAGTAAGCGGTCATATTTGTTTCCGGTCCTAAGCAATCGTTGAATCTGTTCCAAATCGCTAAAGACCTCATCCAGCAAAATGTTGCGCCACGTTCCGTATCGGCCCAAGCTGTACACGTGATGCTTATTCGTGAGCCAATAAATAAAACTGCGGCGCCACTCGTTATCGATAGCGCGGATTTTGCCAAATTCCCGCGCCGTATTATCCATCGGTTCTATCCATTTACCCGCCAAACCGAAAGCGTCCAAAACGCTATCGTCAAATACAGGATCATCGACCCGCCCAATATACTCGCAAATTAGTATATCCTTAGTGATACTAGCCCGATATAAAAGTTGATCGGGAGCGGGAAAGTAAACGGTCTGATACACGTTAGCTGATGGAATGCGATAACGCCGAACTGCGATTGGCTGATAGGCGAATGGCGGAGTGCTACCTAAATCGAAAGCAGTGGCCCAAAATTTCAATGGGATGGTGCTAATAAGGTCCTCTCCTAAGTCCAGTATCTCCTTTCCCGCCTCTAGGCCCCACGTTATCCGATCACCGCACCGCGCGATAAGCTCTTCAATCAGCCATTCCGGCGCGATATATCGAGTAACAGGATCCAAATTCCAAATACTCCGATCAGCCAAACTTCCGATCACTTTTTGCGCATACCAGTTAGCCACTCGAATATCAGGATCAATAAATCGTCCATTAAGCCATATTCCTTTCCTTACAGTAACGGGTAAGAAATCGATGCCCAGAAAGCGCGCAATCTTATCACTCCGAAATCGTAACAGCGCCTTATGCGTGTCCGGTTTCGGCGATGCCTCTATAATAGAGGCGTGCGGGAAGTATTGAGCGGCCAATAAACCCGCTAAACCCGCGCCGATAATTCTCACGATACCACCCTGCCTTCCTTAAAAGCTCTAATCATTTTCTCAACCGGAAGCTGTTGAAGTGATTTCGGCTGGTAAAGGTCCTTATTGCGCCGACCCTCTTGATGCTTCGATTTGCGCTTGGCGTTTTGTTTCGCCATGGCTTCCTTACGTATTTCGGCGTATTGTTCCGCGTGATCAATTTGCCATTGCTTAACTTGTTCGCGCTGCTTAATTCGCGCGCGGCATTTCGCGCAATCGGGATTATCAATCAACCCGCAGCGCGGACAAACTTTCTTAGGCCTGCCCATTTCGTCCCGCCTTTCTTGCCAAACCGAAACAGAACAAGGCGCGCTCCTTATCGTGAGCGCGGTCCATCGGCCAGCGGTAAGGGAAGCTGCCAGAATCCCGTGGAGCCTTAACTTGATACTGTAAACGCCCTGCGGTGCTAAAAGAACACCGATTATAGTCGGCCAGTACCGTTAAGGAGTAACACAAACCCGCAGCCGTCATCGCCTTCTCTAAAAGCGTCCTATCGGCGGTGGGCTTATTCCACGCTTCCGCTATCATTAACCAAATTTGTTCATCAGTCATCGGTCAACTCTCCTTGCCTATAAGATAGTATATATTTTATTTTTCCGCTAGTAATATTTTTGCCAGCGTAACTCGACCCCGGTGACATAAGTCTTTTATTTTTCAACGAGTTACGGGCGCGTCTCCTTTTTATTTTGAATTTCAGCGTCTTTTAGGGTCCGTAAAATGTGAGCGCGAATGTACTCACGGCTTCTTTTCCCCGGTGCGGGTTTAGCGGGATCTGCGCTAACATAGACCTGATTAGGCCTCAATATCGTCTCCAGATACTCCAACGCACCGCGATACTTTAAGGCGCGCCCACGCTCACGGCGCCAATCGACGTATAAGTCAGCCTCACGCCTCTCCGCGCTCCGTATCCGCAGCCCAGCCACCACCGTAACGATAAACGCCACGGCTAAGCAGTAATAAATTGTGACCATCGTTATGCCCATCGGTTTTCCTCCTTAAGGTTACACCCCGCTATCCACAAAATGCGCTTTTGGTTCTCCCAGTTATCTTGAAGCTCATGAACTTGCCAGCCGCCAGTCTCTAGCAGTTCCTCTCTAATGGCTAAAGGGTCTATGGTACGGAATTGTGCCCGGTATAAAGGAGCTAAGGCGATTTTTCGCGCAGCATTATCTCGATCACCGCGCGCCGATAGCTCCCGCGCATCACCTTCCCATAAGTATAAAACGAAGCGAGTAAATAAGGCTTCCTTTACTAAGCCGCATTCCTTCAGCGCCTCCAGAGCCAGAGGCGCCAAGCGCGAATTATCCTCATCCAGAATCCTTCCGCAGATTTTGCGCAAATACTCTTTTCGTTTCTCAGCGCCATCTCTCATCTCCCCAACCCTCCTTTCATCGTGCGCTTAAAGTTAACCTTCGCCGTGCGCTCTACATAAAGCCGATAAGCGCGCGCCATGTCCCTTTCGTCCTTAGCCTTCGCATTCCTCCAGACCCAGAACGCACTCCAGTATCCTTCCGGCAACGATTTCCACGCGCTCGTATCTCCCCCATCTTCCATCTCAGCATAAACGCGCTCAAAATCTTCCAGCACAACTTCGGGTATTTTCATAATTTCTCCCTTATCAAATTCCGATTTCTCGCAGTATGAATTTCGCCATCCGCATCTCGTATAACCACGCCCCAATCGTCTACGAAAGCCACGACCGCTCCCCTACGATTAGTAGAGCGGTCGGTTACGACCGAGCCTATAGCTATAGTCGGCGGGTATAGAATATCTGAGCGGAATAGAGACCAACCCGCTGGCGCCTCCTTTATACGCCGATCCACGATAGTCGCCACCGTACTAGGAGAGCTATATTGCGCAAAGGCATCTTTCACCCTATAAGCTATCCGCAAAATAGTCGAATAATCTGGCGCTTCATAATCCCTAAGCAGGACCAGCACCAAATCGACCGCCGTTTCATCTTCAGTTCTAATCATCCCACACACCCCAATCTCCATTTTCGTTAAACCCAGCCCAGCACTTCTTCGGGCATAAGGACTGGAGAAAATCTTCTGCTTCCTCTACGGCGTCCGCGTACTGATCGTGGTCCGCGTCCGCGTACTTCCCTGCCCAGCCGCGCTCCATCGCTAACTCCTGAACGGCTTCTCCGATATACCGACCGCGCGCGCAATCGAAATGGCAGCCTTTCGCTAACGGTGTGCGGTCTATCTGGAACGGCCTTTTGAGCAACTTTTTGAATCCCGCTAGTGAGGCTTTCTCGAAAGGTAGATGCGAGAATGACTTTCCTTGCGCTGGAAAAGATATGCCGCCTCCTACGGAGTAAGACGTTACTACTTTACCCACTCCGCTAATATGGGTG